CACAAAGGGCTCCCGGCTGCGAATCCCCCGCGAAATCAAAAAGGCGCTTTTTGCCGCAAAATCTCGCAAAATCTCGCTAAATCTCGCTAAATCTCGCAAAATCTTTGCTAAATTTTAATTATAGGGCTATATGCTAATATTTTGGCTTGTGAGAGCAGAGTTACCCAAGCGGGTAAACTTATAAGCATAAGTTATTGCTGTTCTTAGAAACGAAAATATAGGCTTTAAACGATATAAGCACATTAAAAGAAAGGACAATATGCAAAAACAAAACGGTGGCAGGCCCACAATTTTACCTAAGATGTATGAAGAACCGCTTTTTAGTCAAATCATTGATAAAATTGAATCAGGCTGCAATGACAGAGAAATCTACACCAGTTTGCATTGTTCTGCTAAAACTTTTAGGAAGTGGCGAGATGACAATATAAAGGCGTATGACGAAGCTAAAAGCATTGCTAGGGGAAATCTATTAGAACTAGCTGAAAGTGCCTTAGCGAGCAAACTGACAGTCAGAACGCTAAAAGAAACAGAAACAATCTATGACGCTGACGGAAACGTTGAAAAAGTAAAGGTTAAAGAAAAAGAACTTGACAAAGATAGCTTAGTAGCGATGATGGTTGCTAAGGCTGGAAACCCTGAACTTTATAACCCTACTGAATGGCGGAGATTGCAACAGGAAGAATCAAGCGCTCATGACCTTAAAGCTAAAATTGAAGAACTTGATGACTATAAGCTAAGTAAGTACGAAACGCCAAAAATTGAAGTTCCAGAGGGGTTTAAATGAATGATGAATTAATGTTTAGTAGTAAAACTGATTTGTGGTCTACTCCTAACGATTTCTTTGATAAGCTCAATGATGAATTTCATTTTACTTTAGACCCTTGTTCTACTCATGAAAACGCAAAGTGTTATAAACATTTTACGAAAGAGGAAAACGGACTACTGCAAGACTGGGGCAATGAAGTAGTATTTTGCAACCCACCTTACGGAAGACAGATTAAAGACTGGGTTAAAAAATCCTATGAGGAATCACAAAAAGATAATACAACTGTTGTAATGCTTATTCCAGCACGTACTGACACGATTTATTTTCATGAGTATATCTATCATAAGGCAGAAATAAGATTTATTAAAGGTAGGTTAAAGTTTGGAAATGCTAAGAATTCAGCGCCTTTCCCAAGCATGGTCGTGATATTTGAATAGAAAGGGAATGAATGTATTATTTAAATAAAATGTTGGAATACAACAAAGAAAACGGCATTATTATTAATAAGTACATTCGCAGGACTATTCAGAAGCAAATACGTATTCATAACAAGTATATTTATCGCTATGACCGTGTTACACAAGCTATTGAATGGATACAAGATAACTTCTATTTGACTACTGGTAACCTGGTGAAGATTGAGCTACTACCGCCACAGCGTTGGTGGTATGAGTTAATGTTAGGCTATGATATGGTAGATGAAAAAGGAATTCAGGTCAATCTAGTTAATGAAATTTTCCTTAACCTAGGCCGTGGATCGGGTAAGTCAAGTTTAATGGCAACGCGCGTGCTTAACTGGATGATTTTGGGCGGACAATATGGCGGAGAGAGCTTAGTTATTGCATACGATAATACACAGGCTAGACACGTGTTTGACCAAGTTCGGAATCAAACGGAAGCAAGCGATACATTGAGAGTGTACAACGAAAACAAGATTTTCAAGAGTACAAAACAAGGGCTAGAGTTTACTTCTTTTAAAACCACTTTCAAAAAACAAACAAATGATACTTTGAGAGCGCAAGGTGGTAACAGTTCACTAAATATATTTGATGAAGTTCATACCTATGGCGAAGATATAACAGAGTCAGTCAATAAAGGTTCACGACAAAAACAAGATAACTGGCAAAGTATTTATATCACTTCTGGCGGACTTAAACGAGACGGTTTATATGATAAACTTGTTGAACGCTTCAAATCAGAAGAAGAATTTTATAATGATAGGTCGTTCGGCTTGCTTTACATGCTAGAAAATCATGAGCAGGTTAAAGATAAGAAGAATTGGACTATGGCATTGCCTCTTATTGGTAATGTCCCTAAGTGGTCAGGAGTTATTGAAGAGTACGAACTTGCGCAAGGAGACCCAGCGTTACAGAATAAGTTTTTAGCGTTTAATATGGGCTTGCCTATGCAGGACACAGCTTACTACTTCACTCCGCAAGATACCAAACTAACAGAATTCAATTTATCTGTATTTAATAAAAATAGAACTTATGTCGGAATTGACCTATCCTTAATTGGCGATTTAACCGCTGTGTCGTTCGTTTGTGAGTTAGAGGGTAAAACTTACAGTCATACACTTACTTTCTCTGTACGGTCGCAATATGAGCAACTAGATACAGAACAGCAAGAACTATGGACTGAATTTGTTGACAGAGGCGAATTAATCTTACTTGATACGGAATACATTAATGTAAATGACTTAATACCATATATCAACGACTTTAGAACCAAGACAGGGTGCAGACTTAGAAAAATCGGATATGACCCAGCACGATATGAGATTTTAAAAGGGTTGATCGAGCGTTATTTCTTCGATAAAGACGGAGATAACCAACGAGCAATTCGACAAGGTTTCTCAATGAATGACTATATTAAGTTATTAAAATCTAAGTTAGTAGAAAATAAACTTATCCATAANCAAAAAGTCATGCAGTGGGCTTTAAATAATACTGCTGTTAAAATCGGACGAAGCGGGGACTATATGTATACTAAAAAACTTGAAAAAGATAAAATTGACCCTACTGTGGCTTTGACAATGGCATTAGAAATGGCGGTGTCAGATGAAGTATAACGTTGACACAGTCAGAGAGAGTGGCTGGTACAATAAAAAAGAATGGTTGGCTGTTCGTGATTATGTCAGACAACGTGATAAGATGACTTGCGTAAGATGTGGTGCATTCGGTGCTAAAAAATACGAAGTTGACCATATTATAGAGCTAACTTGGGAAAATCTTGATGATTGGAAAATAGCGCTGAACCCTGATAACCTACAACTCCTTTGTAAGTCTTGCCATAACAAGAAAACAGGCGAGTATAAACGAGGGAAAGGCGTTAGTTTATGGTAGAAAGGGGAAAAATTGAACTTATTCGGAAAAGTGGTATCATTTTCACGTGGAAAACTAAACAATGATACTCAAAGAGTCACAGCGTGGCAAAACGAAGCGGTAGAATATACAAGTGCCTTTGTGACTAACATTCATAATAAAATCGCTAATGAAATAACAAAAGTAGAATTTAATCATGTTAAATATAAAAAGTCTGATGTTGGTTCTGATACTTTGATTAGTAAGGCAGGTTCTGATTTAGATGAGGTCCTCAATTGGAGCCCTAAGGGCGAACACAACAGCATGGAGTTTTGGCAGAAAGTAATTAAAAAGTTGCTATGCACACGCTACGTTGACTTGTACCCTATATTTGACAGTGAAACGGGCGATCTATCAGACTTACTGCTTGCTAATGATGAAAAAGAATATAAACCTGAAGAATTAGTAAGGCTTATCAGTCCTTTTTATATCAATGAGGATACAAGTATTTTAGATAATGCTCTAGCTAGTATTCAAACTAAGCTGGAACAAGGTAAATTGCGTGGCTTGTTGAAAATTAATGCCTTTCTTGACATTGATAATACACAGGAGTATCGAGAAAAAGCCTTAACAACAATAAAGAATATGCAAGAGGGTTCGAGTTACAACGGTTTGACGCCAGTTGATAACAAGACGGAAATTGTAGAACTTAAAAAAGATTATTCTGTTTTAAATAAAGATGAAATTGACCTTATTAAATCGGAACTTTTGACAGGTTACTTTATGAATGAAAATATTTTGCTTGGCACTGCTACGCAAGAACAACAAATTTATTTTTACAACTCTACTATCATTCCTTTACTGATTCAACTTGAAAAGGAACTGACTTATAAACTGATTTCAACAAGCCGCAGACGAATAAATAAGGATAATTTATATTATGAACGCATAATCGTAGATAACCAGCTATTCAAGTTTGCAACTTTGAAAGAATTAATTGACTTGTATCACGAAAATATTAATGGTCCTATTTTTACACAGAATCAACTTCTTGTTAAAATGGGCGAGCAACCAATTGAGGGTGGAGATATTTACATAGCTAACCTTAACGCAGTTGCTGTCAAAAATCTAAGTGACTTACAAGGCAGTAGAAAGGACGTAACAAGCACAGATGAAACTAATAACCAATAGTGCTGAAATTAAAGTAACTGAAAACGAGGACGGTTCTAAGTCGTTCCAAGGCGTTGGGTCAGAAGTTGGCGTAGAGAACCTTAACGGTATTATCTTGACTCCTAACTGTATTGAGTTTGCTAGAGAACGATATCCATTGCTATATGAACATGGTTCTGGATCTAGTGAAGTCATTGGGGACGCGAAAGTTTATTATGACTTAGCTTCTAATAAATACCTGACTGACTTTACGCTTTACGACAATGCACCAAACATTAATAAGGCTGTTGAAAATGGCGCTTTTGACTCACTATCAATTGCCTATTACATCACAGATTATACTTTTGATGATAATGACGCTCTAGTTGTAAATAAAGCACAGTTTAAAGAGATTTCTCTTGTTTCAGTACCAGCAGACCCTAACGCAAAATTTATTCAAAACGCCTTAGGTGAAGAACTCACAGAAGAACGCAACAAAATTATTGAAAGCCGTAACGCTTTGAAAGAAATTGAGGATATCAAAAAGAAATATGAATAAACCTGATTTAATTGAAAAACAAAACCGCTTGGCAGAACTTAAAGAAAATAATGTATCTTTAAAATCTCAAATTAGTGGCTTTGAAGTAAAAAACGCAATTGAAGACTTGCCAAAAGTACAAGAATTAGAAAAAACACTTTCAGAAAATTCAATTGAAATTATCAAAATTGAGAACGAACTTAACGCACAGGAAGAAAAACCAAAAGGAAAAGCCAAAATGACAAACTTTATTGAATCACAAAACGCTGTAACAGAATTTTTTGATGTATTGAAAAAGAACGCTGGTAAATCAGAAATTAAAAACGCTTGGAACGCAAAACTTGCTGAAAATGGTGTAACTATCACAGATACAACTTTCCAACTTCCACGTAAATTGGTTGAATCAATCAACACAGCTTTGCTAAATACTAACCCAGTATTCCAAGTCTTCCGTGTTACAAATGTTGGCGCTTTGCTTGTATCACGCTCATTTGATTCATCTAATGAAGCACAAGTTCACAAAGACGGACAACAAAAAACAGAGCAGGCAGCTACACTCACTATTGACACTCTTGAACCTGTGATGGTTTATAAATTGCAATCACTTGCTGAACGTGTTAAACGACTTCAAATGTCATATTCTGACCTTTACAACTTGATTGTAGCTGAACTTACACAAGCTATCGTTAATAAAATTGTTGACCTTGCTCTTGTTGAGGGTGACGGAACAAACGGTTTTAAATCAATCGAAAAAGAAGCAGACGCTAAAAAAATCAAAAAAATTACTACAAAAGCCAAATCAGCTGGCAAAACTCCATTTGCTGACGCTATTGAAGAAGCGGTTGACTTTGTTCGCCCTACTGCTGGTCGTCGTTATTTGATTGTTAAAGCAGAAGACCGCAGAGCCTTGTTAGATGAGTTACGTCAAGCGACTGCAAATGCTAACGTTCGTATTAAAAACGATGATACTGAAATTGCTTCAGAAGTTGGAGTTGATGAAATCATTGTCTATACAGGTACAAAGGCTGTTAAACCTACTGTATTGGTAGACCAAAAATATCACGTCGACATGCAAGACATTACTAAAATTGATGCCTTTGAATGGAAAACTAATAGCAACATGATTTTGGTTGAAACACTAACAAGCGGACATGTTGAAACTTACAACGCTGGTGCAGTAATTACAGTAGCATAAGAATAAAATGGAGGAAGTAAATGATAGATTATATTAAGGTCTATTGTGGTATTCCGATTTTAGTAACATCTTATGATAGTAAACTTATCTTATTCCGTTCAATAGCTATTAAATTGCTAGAAAAAAATGGTATTAAAGCTGACGAAACAAGCGTATTAGTGAAAGACTTTATTGCTTGTTATTGTCGGCTTAATATTGTTGATGAACCAGCAGAACAATGGAGAAATGCTGAAATGAAACGTTTGGCTTCTTTGCAAGAGTTAATGTATTATGGAGGTATTTAATGATATTCTCACAAGTTACATTACAGGTAGAAACGACTGTTAAGAAGAAGAACGGTGCAGAAGCTAATGTTATGAAGCCTATCGTTTTACCAGCAGTTAAACAGAGAATTAGTCAGACAAGACTTGATGAGTTTTCTATGATTGGGCTAGGTAAAAACGTAAGATACGAGCTTAACGGAATCGGAGAAATAGAAGACTTGATTTTCAACTATTTCTTAGACGAAAAAGGCAACACTTTCAAGCGTACAACATGGGAAAGAGACCCTAAGAATAATAAGGTGATTTTAGAGGGGGTCGTGAGCAACGGGATATGAAAGATTATAAATTTTATAAAAATGATTATTTAGTATTTTCTGACGGTAGAGTTTATAGTTTTAAAAGTCATTATGTTCAATTTGGGGACGAGGTAAGTAATGAAATTTGATTCTTATATAGATTGGTACAACAATTTGCTTACAATGCCTCTAAATGACATTATTTTAGGCGTTAAGGACACGATAGAAGACAAGACGGTATATTTATCGCTTAGTGATTCAAAGGTGCTTAAAATGGATAATACGAGCTTTGTCATGGGTTACTATTATCAAGTTGTTTTGTCTGTTAAAGATGTTGACGATGAACTTGTCAGACTAGTCGGAGATGTTTTACGAGACGGTTGGAATATGACGAACTGGTCAGAAAACAGCCATTTGTACAATTATACTGGAACGGTTTATTTGCCTTGTGGTGCAGGTGGTCAAGCATGGCAGTAAATTTGCTTAATACATCAAGCATAGCTAAAGAAATGCAAACTAAAGTAACAGAACGCATGGGCGATTGGTTTGAAGCAGAGTTTAAAGCTAAGGCAAATGCTGCAAGCCGAAGAACTAGATTAATTAGAAGCCATGGTCATACCTATACTTATGCTAGATACCAAAATACTGGGCAATTGTCAGGAAACTTAAAGCAAGTTAAAAAAGGCGATAAAATAGTCGTTAATGCAGGTACTAGGGCTAATTACACTAGCGGTTATCATGGTATGTACTTCTTAGTTGAGAAAAAAGGTATGCAAGACGTTAAAACAACATTGAAAAAAGGCGCTAATTATGCTAATTCAATGAAATTATAAAAGTAGAAAGTAGCTTAATTACATTTGATTGAAATTAACAATAATGGTATTTTTTAATGAGTTTAGATAATTTTAGAAATAGAACAATTATATGGGATACAGTTAATAAAGATTTCCCTCAACCAATACAAATAATGCAAGGCGATGTCAATGCAAGAACTTTGTTAATTAAAATAGTTGATAATGGAGTTGAAATTGACTTAACTGGTCATTCGTTAAAACTTACACATCAATACACTAATAGTAGTAATTCTGGTTTTGTTACGATTCCTCCTAAGGACTTAACTAAAGGAGAGTTTATTTTGGTAATTCCTGCCGAAATGACAAAAGCTGGAGTTATTGAAGCGAACTTGATTCTTCTTAATGAAGATAAAGAGCAAGTTATTGTCAGTAAGAATTTAACATTTATATCAGATAATTCTACAGTTACAGATTTAGCTCAAGAAGTAAATAATAAGATTGATGATTTTACAAAATTATTATTGGAAAATATGCCACAAGTGTTGCGTAGTGAGTTGAATGACTTACATGCTCAAACTGAATCAAACAAGAGCAATATTGAGCTTAAAGCAAATAAAGCTGAAAGTGAAGCCAAAAATGCAATGGCAAAGGCTACCGAAGCACAAGCGAACAGTTTACCACTTAATAGCAATGCAGTTAGTGCAAGTAAATTGGCAACAGCTAGAAAACTTGGGGTAAGTCTCCAAGCCTCATCATTTAAAAACTTTGACGGGACTGCTGATGTAACTAATATTGGAGTTTCAGGTGTGCTTCCAATCGCAAACGGAGGTACTTCAACAAGTGACGGAGTTATAAACACAATTGCCTATGCCAACAGCGCAGACGGTGCGGACGGTTTCACAACTGTTTATCCTAATTTGAACTTGTTGGCTAATACGAAAATCACTCAGGGAGATATTGATAGTAAAATTTGGGTTCCAATAGGTGCAAGTTCGTTATCAGTTAGTTCTGATAATGGACTTAAAGTAATTAACAATGGCGGATTTATTGACAGTATAGCCGGTTTTTCTTACACAAAACAAACAAATGTAAATGTTGGCGATACTATCACAGTTAGTTGTTATATAAAAAATACTGGAACGGTAGATATTAAAAACCTCTCATTTTCAATAGCATTCTACGGAACATCTAGGTCATATCCTACTAAGGATAATCTTGTAATTCCAAATGACGGTAAACCATACTTTTTCAGTCTCACGACTATTGTTCCAAGTGGTGCCGATATAGCTTATCCACGTTGGTTTGATTTTGCAACTGCTGTTAATGAAAAACACATTTTTGAAGTAGAGGGAATAAAACTAGAACAAGGTTCAACCGCCACTCCATACATGCAATCAGCTAGCGAAGTAACAATTACTGACTGGCCAAAGTATGTAGGTTTTAGCAATATCATTAAACCTAATAAGACATATTCTGATTACAAATGGTTACCAATGGGGTTAGTATCAATTGATAGTGCTACTGGCTCACTCAAGCCTGCGGTTATAGGTATCGATTGCGCTCAAGCACACCCAGTTGGTTCAGTAGTCACAAATAACTCAAGTTCATCATCAGGATATTCCACAGGCAAATGGGAAAATATCGGTTCAGTAGTAATTGGTTCAACAACAATATATTATTGGAAACGTACTGCATAAAAAAATAAAAAGAAAAGAGAAAAAATGAAATTAGATTATAACTCACGTGAGATTTTCTTTGGTAATGAAGCTCTAATCGTAGCGGATATGGCTAAGGGGAGCAGCGGAAAACCAGAGTTCACTAACCATAAAATTGTAACTGGTTTAGTATCAGTTGGCTCAATGGAAGACCAAGCAGAAACTAATAGCTATCCAGCTGATGACGTACCAGACCATGGAGTTAAAAAAGGCGCTACCTTACTTCAAGGAGAAATGGTATTTATTCAAACAGACCAAGCGCTTAAAGAAGACATTTTAGGTCAACAAAGAACGGCAAATGGCTTGGGTTGGTCTGCAACTGGTGATTGGAAAACGAAATGTGTTCAGTACCTTATTAAAGGGCGCAAACGTGATAAAGTTACAGGAGAGTTTATTGACGGTTACCGTGTAGTCGTTTATCCAAATTTGAGACCAACAGCAGAAGCGACAAAAGAATCAGAAACAGAATCAGTAGACGGCGTAGACCCTATTCAATGGACTTTGGCAGTACAGGCAACTGATTCAGATATTTATTTGAATAATGGCAAAAAAGTTTCTGCTATTGAATACGAAATTTGGGGAGACCAAGCAAAAGACTTCGCTAAGAAAATGGAAGCTGGTTTATTCATCATGCAACCTGATACAGTATTAACTGGCGAGGCTGTTTAATAAATAAGTAAAGGAATGTATAAATGGCAAAACAATTAAGCACAGCACGTAAATTTAAAATGATTACAGGTAAGGACCTTTTTCAACAACAAAAGGCAATGGATACAGAACTTAAAAAAGAAGACGGAGAAATTACTGATGTAATGGAATTTGTTCAATATGGTCTATATTTAGCTCTTTTTCAAGATAATATTGTAAAAGCAAAAAGCGACTTTGCAGACTTTCGTTCTAGCTTTAAGTTCGATACTGACGGTAAAGGACTTAAAGAACTTGTCGAACTGTGGCAGAAAGAAATTTAATGAGCTGAAAGGGCTGTAAATGATTTTAAAACATGCAATTAGATATTTAGAACTAACTGGTTCGGACTTTATTACAGATTTGAAAGACTTTGCAGACCTACAAAATTCTTTTGTCGCTGGATATATTCCTGATGACTTTACAGAGCAAATGGAGAGCTTTACAGACAAGTTATTGATACTTTGGGTAGATTGTAACGGAGGAATGCAAAATGCCTTAGACGACAAAACAGAGCTTCCTACAACTAACGAGTTAATCAATATCTTCTGTAAAACTGTTTTTATTAAAGAAAAAGAGGAAACGGAAGACGATATGGTCTTCTTTTCTTCTAGTTCATTGATTAAGAAAAAGAAAAATACTGTAAGGGAAAATAAAACTTTAGAACTTTTGACTATTTTAGGCAATAACGAAATTGATATAACACAGTTCATGGAAATGGAATTAGAACTTGTTTATAAAATAATTGAACTTATTGCAGAGAAGAAAAAAGAGGAAAAAGAAAAAGAGAAAAGGCGCAAGAGAAAGGGTATGTAATGGCAAGTAATGCAACATTTGAGGTCGAGATATATGGTAATACAACGAAATTCGAGAACTCACTTAGAGGTGTCAATACCGCAATGTCAGGGCTTAGAGGAGAAGCTAAAAACTTACGTGAAGCTCTAAAACTTGACCCAACAAATACCAGTAAAATGGCACAATTGCAGAAGAACTTACAAACGCAGTTGGGCTTATCACGTGACAAAGCAACAAAATTAAAAGAAGAACTTTCTACGGTTGACAAAGGCACGTCAGCAGGTCAAAAGAAATGGCTACAACTTACTAGAGATTTAGGGACAGCAGAAACACAAGCTAACAGGCTAGAGGGCGAAATAAAGCAAGTCGAGAGTGCTATTAGTTCAGGCTCTTGGGACATTGACGCTAAAATGGACACCAAGGGCGTTAATAGTGGAATCGAGGGTGTGAAGTCACGCTTTAGAGGTCTTAGAGAAATTGCTATTGGTGCATTCAGGCAAATTGGTGCAAGTGCTGTTAGTGCTGTTAGCAATGGCTTAAAAGGCTGGATATCTGACGCAATGGACACCCAGACAGCCATGATTGCCTTGAAAAATACAATGAAGTTCAAGGGCAATGGAAAAGAATTCGACTATGTAAGTAAATCTATGCAGAAGCTCGCTAGAGATACAAACGCAAATAGTGAAGATACTCTAAAACTTTCAACAACGTTCATTGGTTTAGGAGATAGTGCTAAATCAGCGGTCAGCAAAACAGAAGCATTAGTAAAAGCTAACCAAGCGTTTGGTGGTACTGGAGAAAACCTTAAAGGTGTTGCACAGGCTTATGGCCAAATGTCAGCTTCTGGAAAAGTTACTGCCGAAAATATTAATCAGTTGACTGACAATAATACCGCTCTTAGTGCTTCTTTGAAAGACACTGTTATGCAAATGAACCCACAATTAAAGCAGTATGGTTCATTCAATGAAGCTGTTTCAGCTGGTGCTGTCTCAATGGATATGCTCGATAAGGCTATGCAAAAGGCAGCAGACGGCTCAAGCAGTGCTACAAAAACTATAAGGGACACTTGGTCTGGTTTTAATGAAGATTTATCACAAGCCTTAATTCCTACACTTGAAGCTTTAACTCCTGTTATCAATGCTTTAATTGATAAAATGGACGATTGGGGTAAAGGTGCTGGTAAAGCTATAGAAAATGTAGTTAAGTATTTCCAAGACTTGTTCAAACAGTTACAACAAAATGGTACGATAACTCAATTTTCTGCTATATGGGATAATCTAAAAAGTGCGTTCGGTTCGGTAATTGGAATTATTGGTAACCTTATAAAATCTTTTGCTGGAGTTGATGAATCTACTTCAAAAAATTCGACTTCTGTTGAAAATGTAGCAAACACAATATCTTCACTTGCTAATAAGTTCGCTGATATCACGAAAAAAATTGCTGACTTCATTGGTAAAATTAGTAAAAGCAAGGAAGCAATGGATGCTATAAAAGTAGCTTTAGTTGCTTTAGCTGGTGCTTTCGTTGCTATGAAAGTTATCAACGGAATCATTAAGGCTTATGAGACATACAATAAGATTGTTGAAGCTGGTACAATTATACAAGGAGCTTTCAATGCTATAATGGCTGTCAACCCATTTGTACTTCTTGGAATAGCAATCGCCACTGTCGTTGCTGGTCTAGTTTACTTCTTCACTCAAACCGAAACAGGTAAAAAAGCATGGGCTAGTTTTGTAGACTTCTTGAAGAGTGCATGGGACGGAATAGTTTCGTTCTTTAGCGGTATCGGACAATGGTTTGCTGATATATGGAATGGAGCAGTTGACGGAGCGAAAGGTATCTGGCAAGGTTTAGTTGATTGGTTCAGCGGAATTGTACAAGGCATTCAAAATATTTGGAGCGGAATAACAACATTCTTCACTACCTTATGGACGACTGTTATTGGTGGTATTCAATCTGTATGGGGCGGAGTAACTGACTTTTTTAGTGGAATATTCGACGCAGTTAGTTCAGTAGTTTCTACAGCATTTAGTGCCATAGGTGGCTTTGCCAGTTCAGCTTGGAATGTACTGGTTAGTGTATGGAGTGCAGTAGCTGGCTTCTTTGGTGGAATATTTAACGCTGTAAGTGGTGTTGTATCTAGCGTTTTCAGCGCAATCGGTAGTTTTGCTTCAAGTGCTTGGGGAGTAGTTCAGTCAATATGGAGCGCAGTATCAGGCTTCTTTAGCGGTATATTCAATTCTGTTCGTAGTGTTGTTAGCGGAGTATTCAGTGCCATTGGTAGTTTTGCTTCAAGCGCTTGGTCAAGAATTTCAGGCGTCTTTAGCGGAGTTGGTGGCTTCTTTAGTGGAGTATTCAACGGTGCAAGAAATGCAGTTAGTGGAGTATTCAGCGCTTTTGGTGGCTTCGCTTCAAATGCTTATAATGCAATAACAGGAGCATTCAGAGGGCTTGGCGGTTTCTTTAGTGGGATATTCGGAGGAATCAAAGACACGATAGACAGAGTTCTAGGCGGTGTTACAGGCACGATTGACAAAATATCGGGAGCTATTAACGGTATCGCTGGGAAACTTGGCGGAATGTTTAAAGGTTCTATGGTAGTAGGTTTGCCAGAATTTAACTTATCTTCTAGCGGTTACGGTTTAAGTACGAACAGCGTATCAAGCGATAACAGAACATATAACACGTTTCATGTACAAGGTGGTGCTGGTCAAGATGTTTCTAACTTAGCACGAGCAATCAGACGAGAATTTGACCTAGGGAGGGCTTAATGGTAAGACAGTACAAAATACATACCAACTTAGACGGAACAGACGACAAAGTCTGGGATGTTACAAATGGAAAAGTTAGATTTTACCAGCCCTCTAATTTAGGGTTACAATCAACTAATAACATTTGGCAAAGTAATGGTATTGGAGTAATGGGAACTCGTTCAATTACCCAGCCACAAGTAGAGTTCAAGTTAGAAACGTTTGGCGAAAGTTTGGAAGAAAACTATCAATTAATGAAAGACTTTATAAATGATATTCTTAACAAAAAATTCGTTACACTTGAATATCAAACAGATATTTTTCAGGTGTACGCTGACTTAGCTTTAGCAGATGTCACAAAGACAGAGGGTTACGGTAAAAACGGAACTTTCAGCGAAAAGATAACGTTCGATATAATCACAAAGTGGTATACTTACGAAAATTTAACTTTTGAGAAAATTCAAAATGGTAAAGTTATTTCTGGTAAGTCTAAAATTTATGGGGGATATAAAGGGGACGAAACACCTTTACAAAACTATAATAGACTTAAAGCAAGTCCTTCTTTGAATTTGCCCAATTTGAATTTGTTGAAAAATACGAGAACTTTAACAGCAACTTCAACTTCATCATGGTGGAATACTTTATTTAGTTCTGAACAAATATACGACTCCGCAATTAAATCTAAAACTGGAGTTTCAGCAATGAACTTTAGTTTCGATGTTTTTGTACCATTGAATACTAAAGTTGGAGGTGCAGCTTCTTTACAACTTAAAGGTCAAAGTTCTCAGGCTCACGGAGATGTTGGAACTAATGATTTCAGCACAATTGTTGGACAACTCTGGTATAATATTGAACAAGGCGATTTAGGTAAAACAATTCGTTTAAGTTTTCCGATGCAAATAGATCCTAAATATAAAAATTTTGATAGTGCTTTAGCTGATACTGATAGCATTACCATTAGACAGATCAAAGACACGCCAGGACTTGTGTATTCTAAATTAAAACTTGAAGAAGGTTCAACCGCAACTCCTTGGCTGCCCTCAGCTAGCGAACTCACAACTGCTGATATAAGTGAATATTTTGGATATAATTATATACCTAATCAAGCCTATACTTATTATGGAGAGACAAATATAGACCGCTTAAGTCGTTGGGATATAAAAGACGAAATATTTAGTTTTATGGGGATATTATACCCGCAACTCCCTAAAACACCTACTGGAGTTAGATTTTTAGACGATTTTGGAAATGAATATACTTCAATTGTATTTAAGACAGAACAGGTACAGAATTATATTTTAATCAATACAGATGTAAATGATGAAATTTATCAAGGCTGGAACGGCACAACTTCATTGAATCTATTCCCTGTAATGGACTTCGAGAGATACAGAACTCGTATAATTGAAAAAGGTCAAATGGAGCTAATCAATTTAAGTAAGGCAGAGTTTAAAATTAAGAGAAAGGCGGACTTCGTTTAATGTTAGAAGCCAATGTATATGATAACTTTAACCCTAACTATTATAATATATCTGATTTTACTCTTCCTAACGGCAAAAAAGACAAAAGAGGTCTACCAATACCAAAGGCAAGATGTCAAGTTATTAACTATGAACTGTGGGAAACTGGATATCTTTATACTTCATCGGCCACGTTGACCATTTCAGTAGAAGTTGGAGATATTGTTCAAATTCTTTTTCCTGAAGTTGTTCCAATCGAGGAGGCTCTAGGTCAAAAGAAAAAGCTGAACTTAGATATGGTTTATCTTGTAACAGATGTAGACGAAAGTAATAAAGCTACATTAAAGAACTATTTTTGGGCAATGATTGAAAGCCTAGATGTTCCGAACGCAATAACTAAAACGACAAAATCCGCTATCATTGACTATTTGATTGACCCTAATAAGAATGAGTTAATGAGTTATGGTTATTTCTTTAATTCAAGTATTTTCGCTGGGAAGGCTACAATTAACCGAAAAGCGGAAACTTCATCAGCTCATGACGTAGCCAAAAGGATATTTTCTAAGGTTCAATTTCAACCGACAACAACTATTCAACACGCTTCGTCTGAAATAGACCCTAGAAACTTATTATTCATTAACTTCGCTTCTAGGAACTGGAATAGAAATAGAATCACGACAAGGGTAGATATTAAGCAAAGCGTGACAATGGACACGGAAACAATAGTAGAACGTTCAGCTTATAATTTTGCTGTTGTGTTTGTTAAAAATAAGGCAACAGACGACTATACAGACCCTCCTAAAATGTACACAGCAAAAAATAATGGAGATGTCATTGACTATAGCACTTATGGCGGAGACGGAACAGACTTGCCAGATGTAAGAACAGCTAAAACATTGTTTTATGACAGAGATGAACACGGAAACCCGCCAGATATATCTACTATTAAAGCTGAAATTTCACCCTCCACGATCGTCACAAGGTTATTCTTTAATCAAAATGAACTTTTGCCTTTGTATGTTAATGACTTAGTAGATATTTGGTATGACGGTAAACTGTATTCGGGTTACATAGCGGACAGGGTTAAAACAGAGTTCAACGATAGACTTATTTTTGTAGAAAGTGGAGACAAGCCAAATGTTATATGAGTATGTTGCTACTTATGGCGACAAATATAGAATAGATACCTTCACAGGGTATAGAGAACTGCGTAAAGACCACTTAGAGTTATTGAGTGGTAAAGTATACTATAATAGCAAAAACTCGCTTAGAATTGAAACTACGCTCTTGTACGATGTCGGCCAATTTGTATCAATTGGTGGTTATCCTTATGGTGGTAGAAAATTCAGATTATTAGAGCTATCGATTACTGATAACCCAGTTTTAGACAAAGCTGAAATAATTTCAAGAAAGGTAAAAAATGACAATTAAAAAATTCACGTTTTTCAGTCCAAACGGTACAGAATTTCCAGTTTCCGCAAATGCTGACGCAAAACTGTACATGTTACTTTCTGAAAAAGACTATTCGCAATTCTTAATAAGGCATTGGGAAACGCCTATAAATACAGCTCTCAATAGAATTTATACAAGCACAAGTTTATTAGTAGGTGGAAGATATTTTGAGCTTTACAATGAAGCAGTAGCCTTAAATTCAAATGCTACGAACTTTGTCCATGCAAATATAGACATTTCTAATGTTACAAACCCAGTGACGATAAGCGTAGAAACTTCTAATAACTCAAATCAAGTTGACATCAATACAGGTGTCGGAGTTCTTAAAAAGTGTATTGAAGTTGTTGAAACAAACGCAATAGGAGTAAGTGCAGTTACAAAACCGTCAGGAAGTAGTATTATAGAAAAAATTTATCCAGTTGGAGCATATTACTTTAGTTCGCAACCAACTGAACCAGCTACATTGTTTGGATTTGGGACTTGGTCAAGAGTTAAAGGTCGTGGGTTAGTTGGGGTTGATGAATCTGATTCAGCTTTATCTAGCGGCGGCAAACAAGGTGGTTCAACAAATCCGTTGTCACAACACACAATAACTCCTTCAAGTGGACAGTTTGTTGTCGCTCGTGGGGCAGGAAAGTGGCACTGGTCTTCTGGTGGAGCTCCAAGTAATTCTTATGCTATGGATACAGAAAACGGCGGAATCACAGTTGGAGATAACATTAATCATAATAACTGGCAACCATTCGAGGCAGCTTATATTTGGAAACGTATAAATTAGAAAGTAAAGTATAATGGTAACAAAAATGATCTTAATAACTATCTTAATTTTAGCGATTTTATTCGCTACATGGGTTAAAGATAGAGAAGCAATGAACCCACCTTTCAAACGTAGACTTGTAATTGATTTGACGGTAGTTTTCTCGCTATGGGTTTTATACGCAGTCTTCTTCTTTACTCAAACACCTTCTACTTCTGACATTGCAAAAACTGTAATTAACATAGGTTTGCTATACTTTGTAGGTCAATTTATTTATTTAATTGCAAGTATCAGTCCTATGTTTGCCGGTTTGGTTAAACTTATCAAGAAGAATGGTGTAAGTATTCCCGAAGTTGAAGAAGAACAAACGGAGGATAAAAAAGAATGAATATAACTAATGCAGGCGTTCGTGGTCATAACCCTACTGGGGTTGTGATTCACAATGACGCAGGCTCAAATGGTGCTAACACTAGCTTTTATAATGGCTGGTTACCCACTCATGACCCAACAAACGGCTTTGCTCATGTCTACATTGCTTCTGACGGACGATTGCAGGCTTCTGACTTCTCTAACAAGGCATGGCATTGTGCTAACTCATACGGTAATGCAAACTATGCCAGCTGGGAAGTATGCCAATCAGAAGGCGACTTAAATCAGTTCTTGAAGAACGAACAAGCGGTACTAGACGACGTAGCTAAGTATATGAAACAGTGGGACTTAACTCCTAATCGTGATACAGTCAAGTTACATCAAGAACTATCATCTACTTCATGCCCTAGACGGTCAGTAGAACTCCATGGTGGCACTTTAGAAAGTTGTCGCTCATATTTTATTGCAGAACTAAACAAACGCCTTACAGGGAAAACTGAAAGCAAACAAAACGAAAAGGAAATCGAAATGTATCTTATTTATTGTACAGACACAAAACGCTACTATGTATCTAATGGAGTATCAGTACGCTATGTACGATCTACACGCGTGTTAGAAAACTATCAAAACAAATGGGGTAAACTTAATTTGCCTAAAGATACCATGTTACAAGTGGAACTAGACGCTGAATTTGGACCAAACGCAACTAAACCATAGAATAAAAAAAGACCGCCTTAATTGGTGGTTTTCTTTTGTAATTGAGCATATTTTAAAGAGGATATACCTACTTTCTATTTTTAATTAATTTATTTTGTTTTTATTTTTTACCAAGTCACCCAAGCCGTACCGCCTGAACCTTGATATATACTTACTGCTTTGTCTAAATAATCTTGTGGGCTTACGCTAGACCAATCCGCCCCAACATTGCCATTAATTGCTTCGTTTGGTACAGCTCCCTCATTTTCATCTTTTCCACTAACTTCTTGCGTCCTTTCGGTGTCAAGTTGTTCAGTTGCCTTATCATGTTCTCTTGCGATTCTGTCAGCTTCGGCTCGTTTTTCAGCTTCAACTCTTCGTTTATTTTCTTCACTAATTCGTTGTTCTTCAAGTGCTTCCTCCTTAGCTTGCCTTATATGCTCATATTTTGCTTCCTCTTGCGTTTTAAACTCTTGTTGATATAATTGTGCCACAATATCATTAAAGTTGTTATTCGCCCTTTTATGAGCGAATTGAATCAACGCTATACTTCTAATTGTATCGTCTGTCAAAATAAAGATAATTATTCTCCTTTACGTGTACGTGAATTATAATATGCTTTCGCCATAACTATGTCTTTATTATTTGCTTTCATATTTTTAAATGACTTAATGACTTTATATTCGCCCTGTGAATCAATTTCAATTAAACGCATTTCAAATAAAGGAACAAGCCTATACATTGTTAATACAAACGCAAAATCATTATTTGCTTCTTCTAGCGTGTCGCTTGTTTTATAATAATCTCCGTCCATTGCGCTATACCAAATCTCGTATTTCATGCCATGCTCTTTTCTATTAAATCTTTTCTTAAAATTTTGGCGGTTCTTGTCGTTCTGGCGTTTCAACTTTATCATATTCGCCATTTTTAATATAAAAACTATTTTTTTTGTATAATTGTTCTAGTTCTTCATTCCATAACTTATAATAGTTCCATAAGTCTATTGAAGTTTTAGAATTAACATCATTAATTTTCAATTCATGTACAGCCATTTGTTCTAAGTGACTACCGATTAATTTTAAAATAAACCATTGTGCGTCTTGTGCTTCTTTTTTCATGCCGTGCTCTTTTCTATGGTTTAATTGCTTACCTGATTAATTGCTTCAATAATATTATTGCCGGTATTTATTAGAATTTCATCACTTACAGTTACACCCTTTCTTGAAAACAGTTCGTTCTCAATCTTCATAAAGTGCATTGCTTTAGCTAAAAATTGAGCCGATGATTCATAATATAATGTTTCTAGTTCATCATCTGAAAGCTGTGTTAAATCATCGTTAGCAAAAGTTGTAAGTTTTCGCTTAATCTCTTTGCCTTCATCATTTTCTTCTACGTAAAAACGTTTCATCTATTCATTCCTCTAATTTCAAATTTTTCAATAATATACCGTTTAGAACCAAGTTCAAAGCTGACTAGATAATTATCAAAAGGGTCTTTTTTGTTCAAGTCGTTAGCAATATTTCTAGCTGTTGACCCTGGATATTTTGAACTATTAATCTTACTTGTATACTTATGTAATATTATCTTACTACCTCCCTTTGCATTCTACGCTTCAATCGTTGCTTATATAGATACTCTTTACTTGGTTCTAAACTAGACAATATCTCATCTAATAAGTCAAACGCTTCTCCGTTATCTCCTACGCTATCAATCTTTTTAAGGGTAAGTTCGTGCATTTCATCATCGTTTAAGAACTCTTTTAAGTAAGGGTATACAAATACCTTAGGCAATCTTTTTTTATTTTTAGCGATGTATAGGTTAGGCGATCTACCTGTTTCATTTTTAATCTTTAACTCAAGTTGGCTGAGTGTACCGCCTTTTTCTTTTAGTACGCTAGTAATTCTTTCATATACTTCTTCGTTTGTCATTATGCTATAACCTCAATTATTTCTGTATGCTTTTTAAGTGTTGGGGATGAACTCTCTACTGTATCAAACCACTTTTTAGCTTCCTGTTTGCCATAAAATTTACGTGATTTAATTTCTTTTTCCCATATCCAAGTTACTGTATAGTATGTAAATTCATCTTTCATTATCCAATTACTCCTGTCTTGATGTTTAGCCTTTGCTGGCTTGATAAGTGATAACATGAGCACCGTTTGCAATAATAAGCTCTAACTGGTATTTTATCATCTTTATTTTTCTTACTCTTTTTATTATGCTGGGCATTTACTATTGAATATAAAGCGCCCATTTTTGTGTATTTGCGTTTTTTACACATATTATTCACTAGCTCTCTTGATCATTGCTTGCTTATAAGCCACAATCGTTCCGTCAAACATAGCACTTTGGATTTCTCCTTGTTTAATAAACCCTTTTTGTTCTAATTGAATTACTTGTTTTGTTAATCCTTTTAATGTAAATGCTGTTGCTACTTTAATTTTATCCTTAGGTTTTCTGTTAAATAATTTCATTTATTTTTTTTCACCAAAACTTTCTATTTTCGTGTCTTCGTAATTAATTATCAAAAACATTCCATTCATTTATCGTAAATAATTCAAAGCCATTTAGCTTACTTTGTTTTTCAATTGCCACCTGCTTATTATCTTGCTCTCTTAGCAGTTCAATTATAGGTCTACCAATATCAAACCACTTGACGACTGTATTAGCTTTAAGTCCGAAATACTTAGCACATTGAGCCTTACAACTAAAGTGTAGTTCTTCTTCTGTAATAGGGTTATAAGCTACTATTTCCCTATCCTTTCGCATTGCCATTGTTTAACCACCTTTCTATAAGACAATATTATCAAATTATCTTATGTTTGTCAAGAATAAACTTTAAACCTCTTCAATAAAATGCAAATATCTTTCATCAATCGCTTTTATTTCTTCTTTTGTGAACTCTGATTTGAAGTTATTTCTTCCTTCTTTGAACCCTAGAAAAAGAAACTTTTCCCCTAGCTCATTTTTAAAAGAATTCAAATATCCTTTTTTGTTGTTCATCAGTTTAACATTGTATTTTTCCATTTGCGTCTCCTTTATTTCTATAATGCCATTGTATCAAAAAAAGCTAATGCTGTCAAACATTAACTTCGTTCTTTTAACCAAAAATTAGATCCGCTTCTTCTTGTAACACTTCTTCAGGAATTTCAGCACCACTAACATCATATTGAATACTTAACAAGTACATTGTCCATTTTCTTCTAAACTCTTTATCTTTCATTTGTTCCTCTGTGAAAGTTGTGTTGATTCCATATTCTTCTACGATTTGTTGTTTTCTAGTTGTTAATACTATCATTGTTTTGTATCTCCTTAATTTCTATAAGACTATAATATCAAAAAAAGCTCACACTGTCAAGTGTAAACTCTTTTAACTTTTATTTTTCTACTTTCTTTTTAAAATGTTGTAAATGTTTAGCTACTTCGTGTTTATCAATTTCTTCTTGTGTCCATTTATAACGTTTTTGGTTAGGCACTTTAAGGAAAAATTCCAGTCCAATATCTTTTGCCAAATAGCCGTTTCTATCATGAGGCTCTGGAATACAGATATAAAATAACTCATCTTCTTCTACTTCCCATTTATCACGGTTCAACAATAACCATAAGTGAACTACTTTAGTATACCCACTTAAGCCAAATACTTCTAAAATATTTTCATACTTATCTGTATCGCTAACTTCTACTTCTTCATACAATTTATCGAAAATTTCTCTGCCAAAACGTTTACTATATATTGTGTCATCAGTATCTAATATTTGATGTTCTTCTAGCCATTCGTTTAACTCTTTAGAGATAATAGTTTTTTCTGTCATTTTATTCGCCTTTCCATTGCTTAAAATCATCAGCCATAATCTTACCAAAGTCCATAAGCTCGTCTCGTGTAACCTCTGCAATACCTTGTTCATTGATTAAGGTAGCTAGTTCTCCTGCATAGTCTAGAGCCTTGTTACGGTCCTTATCGTAGCTCTCACCCTCTTTCTTGCCAGCTCTTACTAGATACTTCAATACCTGCATTGTATACCAACCAACAAGCTCTTCGTAGTTAAAATTATGTTTCAAGTATTCGTTAAGTTCTACACCGTATTTGTTGACATAGTGCTTATTTGTACTGTAATTCATTAGATATTACCCCCAAGCCATGTAATAAGCAACGTTGCGATTATACCTATCCAAGCGATAGCGATAAGTGTAAAGCCGACACCTGCAACTATCATTAAAGTTTTTACTGTATCTTTCATTTTGTTCTCCTCTATTTATAATTACATTCTATCAAATTGCTTTTACTTTGTCAAGAATTAACTGTCTTTAACCATAAATAACTTTTCAATTTTTCTGTTGTTACTTGTTCCGTTTTGTAAAGTGCTACGTGCTTTATCAAAGGAACATACAGCTTCAAAGCGTTCATCTGAAATCGAATAACTTGAAATTATTACAATGTTAGTTTTAGCCATTTCAAATGCCCAGTCATAAAACTCTTGACTATCGAACGAATTGATATAATTTCCTTGGTAACTACCCTCATAAGGAGGATCAAGATATAATATAGCTCCAGAAACTTCACTAAAATCATGATAACTTTTATTCGTTGCTTTTATTTTATTTAATTGCTGGAGTCGTTCAAGTTGCTGGAGTCGTTCAATTTGCTGGAATTGTTCAAGTCGTTCAAGTTGTTCGTGCTTTTCAATCGATCTCTTATATGTTTCTGTCTGTTTATAACCACTAAAAACGTCATGCTTTTCAATAATTTCTTTAGCTAGATTATATTTTAAATCTGAAACTTCTTTAGAATATAAATAAGTCTTCTTATCATTCCCAAAAGAGTTGACTAGCAATTTCAAAAAGTCATCTGTTGTCTTGTTTTCTTTCGCTTTAATATCGAAGAACTCCTCACGTGAAACAATAAGAGTTTTAATCCATTCGCGGTCTTGTGAGACAACTCGTTCAAATGCGTTTGTTATATCCTTGTCTAAGTCGTTATAATACACTTCTAAACCATTTAAAATACATTCGGCTGTAATTGCTCCACCTCCTCCGAAGATGTCATAAATCGGCTTGTCTGTGCCAAAGTTCTGTTTGATAATTTCAACTATTTTCTTGCTTATCTTTTTCTTGCTTCCTTGATACGGTAGTCCGATTGGTTTGCCTTTTCTGATTTTCTTCTCATCTAACTTAAGCATTAAAATTCCTTGTCTTTCTAGTTTGATATGTTTTTAACCATAAATAATTTCTCACATTTATCATTTCTTGTTCCACTTTGCAAAGTGCTACGTGCTTTATCAAAGGAACATACAGCTTCAAAGCGTTCATCTGAAATCGAATAACTTGAAATTATCGCGATGTTATTTTTAGCTATTTCAAATGCCCAATCGTAAAACTCTTGACTATCGAATGAATTGATATAACCTTTTTGGCTACTTCCCTCATAAGGAGGATCAAGATATAATATAGCTCCAGAAACTTCACTAAAATCACGATAACTTTTATTCGTTGCTTTTATTTTATTTACTTTTTGAAGTCTGTCAAAATGTTGGAGTCGTTCAAGTTGTTCAAGTCGTTGGAGTCGTTCAAGTTGTTGAAGGTGTTTAAGTTGTCCTAAAGTTTTATTCTTTTCTAGCTTAGCGTTAAACCAATTCCAGTCCAGTCCAGAAGTAACTTTCTTATATGTTTCTGTCTGTTTATAACCACTAAAAACATCATGCTTTTCGATAATTTCTTTAGCTAGATTATATTTCAAATCTGAAGTTTCTTTAGAATATAAATAAGTCTTCTTGTTATTACCGAAAGAGTTAATCAGCAACTTCAAAAAGTCATCTGTCGTTTTGTTTTCTTTATCCTTAATCTCGAAGAACTCATCTCTTGAAACAATAAGGGTTTTTATCCACTCACGGTCTTGCGAGATAACTCGCTCAAAGGCTTTTGTTATATCCTTGTCTAAGTCATTATAATGGACCTCCAAGCCATTTAAAATACATTCGGCTGTAATTGCTCCACCTCCTCCGAAGATGTCGTAAATCGGTTTAGTTGTGCCAAAATTCTGTTTGATAATTTCAACAATCTTCTTGCTTATTTTTTTCTTGCTTCCTTGGTATGGTAGTCCAATAGGTTTACCTTTTCTGATTTTCTTCTCGTCTAAACTAAGCATTATTTATTGTCTTTCTAGTTTGGTAAAATTTATTCCAGTTTTCTATAAGTTCCAGCAACTTAGGTTCATCATATTCAGTAAATAGTTCAATCTGTGATGTAAACCAGCAGTGTAGACAGCGATCGCAACTATAACAGATATTTGTATATCCCCTGCAGTCTTTGCAAACTCCTAAGCCATTACTCGTTGGTATATCGAAGCAGTAGCAATACCTTTCGTCGTTAAAGTATTTCCTTTTCATTATTCCTCCTCTTCAAGTGCTACATTCTCGGCCATTACAACATCAATATCCTTTCCAGTCACTTTTTCGATATAATCAACTGCAAGTTTATGGGTTTTAGCTAGGTCCACAAGCTTTCTGTCTACAAGGTTTCCAACAACAATATCTTGAGTGATATTTGCTGCTACGCTTGCTTTAATCAATGTTTGAATACAACTCTCTAGTTCTTCTTGGAGTTTTTCAATTGTTTTGTTTACAATATCCATTTGTATTTTTCCTTTACTCATATATGCTATTATAATCTATTTCTTTTTAATTGTCAAGCGAAAACTCACATAAACCACTAATAAAACAATTGTTATTATGAATAGCAGTGGGAAAAATACAGTTACTGCAAACCAAACAACAGAAACTAAAGTATAGATCATGATTTTTAGTAGTAATTTACCTGTTTTAGTATCTTTAAAAGCTGTTTCCTCATCTAATGATGAATCATCTTCTGTTGAATTACCGTAAAATATTTTATCTTCATTTCCTTCGTACTGGTTTCTACAATAATCACATTTACCATTAGTTATTGAGTGACTTCCACAAGTGATACATTCTTTTAATTCCATTGTTGCAACTCCTTTCCTTAACTCGATGTATTAATTATATCAAAAAAACTCTAAGCTGTAAAGCCTAAAGTTTTATATGATATTATTGTTTACTTTTTATAAATATGGGGAAGCCAATAAAATTCACTTAGCACTCTGTATCCATTTTTTTGAAGCCATTTACCAGCAATTATATAACTCTCTATACTTCCGTCAAATGCTTCCATTTTTTCTCTTAGTTCTTTTTCAATTCTTGGTTCTTTTTCAATAGGGTGCAATATAAACTTTTCAACCATTTAAGCCTCTTTCAATTTATTCTTGAACCAAATAATTCTTTCCTTAAACCAAGCGTCGACTCCTTCAGGACGTAGCCACTTCCCTTGTTTAACTCCGTTCTTTTCCATGAACTCAATCACTTTAGTTGGAGTTTCTGGATCGCAAAATAAGCTAGGTTTAACAGCATTAAATTTACTAAACATTTCCAGCGTTTCAATGTAGCTATCTTTCAGAAGTTCCGTGTCAAGCATTTTTTGGGCCTTCTCAGCACGTTTAGCAAGTCGTTCGTTAGCTTGTTCAAGTTGTTCTTTTTGTCGCTGTAAGCTCAAATTATGGTTGATGTAAGCAATTTGCTGTGCATGCCGTCCAAGTTTACCTTGCGTATTAAGCTCGATTAGTTTAGCCAGTCCGTCGCCAAGAATTTCATCAGGGACAAGATTATATTTGTATTTCTTATTTGTATTTCGTACGTAGTTATCAAGTGTCTGCTTGATTTTAAGTTTTTTGTGCAATTCTCTTAGCGTTGTCAATTTAATACTCCCTCATATATTTTACCAAACTTCAAAGCATTAATTTTAACTAGCTGTTTCAAGTCTGATATAAATTGCTGTTCTCCGTCAAAGTCAAATGGCATTGCCACGTTTTCCTTGATCCAAGTGAAAGCTCCGTCAAAGTCTTGTCTTAGTAAGCTCATCTTATCCACGATGTCGATAATTTGCTCTCTCTCTTCTGCTGTGTACATGAAACCAACTCCCCACTAGAAAGGTAAATCTTCCGTGTTAACTTCAATCGGTTCAGCTCCACCAAATAAGTCTTGTTTAGCTTGTACCTGTGCGCTATTTCCGTCATGAATGAATACTTTTTCAACCGTAGGGAAAACAAAATTATAGTTTACGTACTCGCCTGATTCCTTAGCTTGTACACGACCGCTGACCGTTACGGTGTCCCCTAATTGAATGAAGTCAGGCAAGAAAGCCGAACCATACGCAACTTTTACGCTAGAACCCTTTTCTTTTTCAAATAATGGAACAGAAATAATTTTCTTGTCGCCTTTTGCTGTGCTTACTGTACGTGTATTTTTTTCGTTCGCTTGTGCTGTAACTGTGATGATTGCCATTTATTATTCCCCTTTTTCTGCTTCTTGCTGTGCTAACCAAATCGTCATGATATCGGTAATTTCTTTTTTAGTCTTATTTTTCAAGCTGTCAATATTTTGGTATCCTAGTTGTTCAGCTCGTTTTATAAGTGGTTGAATCTCTCTAAGACGTTGCTTTTCTGCTTCCAACAGTTTCTGTTCTTCTGTCAAGTCGGGCAAATCTTCATTTGCATAGATGTACAATCCTAATCCATGACGAGCGATTGCCTTAACTAGTCCACGCTGAATTGCTTTATTCACGTCCATTGAAGTAATTTTTTCAACTGGGATAGATTGATTGCGGTAGTCCATAACAGGTAGATACTCGATATGTTCTAAACCCTCAATAGTCATACCAACTTTAACCCATGCAGTGTGACCGTCTGTGTGATAATTTAGCCCTTGCTCATTTTCATAAACTTTACTATTAGCTTCAGGATATACTTTTTTTACCTCAGACCATGCAAATGCCCAACTAAGATAATCTAAATTATTCTTTTTGCTTTTCTTGTCATTGACATTAATGACGCTTAAGGTTTCAAATACGCTCATTTATAGACGACCTCTTCTTTCCAGCCTTCACTTTCAAGTTCTTTTACTTTTTCGCGGTCATCATCAGATAAATCAAATTCAGTAGCATATTCTTTTGTAAAAGTATTAAATCCACGCCCAAAATATACTTTCTTTTCTTCACTCGCATGATGAGAAACGTTAGCTCCTAAATACATTACTGACCGTTTTTCCTTTGGTTCTTCATGCTTTGTGTCTGAAAGCTCATAAAAGTCAGCTTTTTCTTTTTTCAGTTCTTCAGTAACTTTTTTCACAACTTCCTCAAGCTGTTTTTCATTAAACTTAATGTTAATTGTTTCCATTTTCTCCTCTTTCCACGATAAATACGTTTCCTTGTCTTGTAATTTCGATATTATACTTAAACATAGGCAGGATATAACCGTCTTCCCAGTAGTTCCATAATTCGCTTATCAAGCCATATAAGCGCTCGTTAGGTTCTGCCCTATACTTTACTTCGTTCATCTCTTCGAGCTCTTTAGATAGCTTCCTGACGCCTCTGGCATAATGTTTACTAGCTTTTTCTCTTGCTTTTAAACTTTTGAAGTTGCTTTCCATATATGAAATTCCTAATATCTTCTTTTTGCTGTTTTTCCTCTTTATCAGACCAGCCAACTTTTTGACCTTTTCGCTTGCCGCTTTGATAAACTCGTCTGTTATCTTCTGGAAAGCCATTTTTCTCGAAGTACATTCTAGCATATTCAAAGTAATTTAAGCTATTGATATACTGCTGACTATCTTTTTTATGATAATTAAGAGTTATCAATCGCCTTTCAGCTAGTGATTCAAAAGATGTTATCATATTACTCTCCGATGAAACCTAAAGTTAGCAAGGCTTTATATTCTTCACTATCTTTTTTGACTTCAAGTGCAAATTTTTTATTTCCGTTTAATTCATTTGTTTTACCTGCATAATATAATGGAGTGCTGTCGGTTATATCAGAAAAATTATAAAACTTAAATTTAGGTTCATAAATAACTTCATAACCGTTAATAACAGCGTTTAACATTTTTTCTTTTTCATCGTAAGTGAACGGTACTTCTTCATTAGCTACGTAAACTTTTTCGTTACCGTCTTTAAGATTATAACCAAAACCCCACCTGCCAATATGATAGAAAGCTAATTTTTTGTCATTTCTAAAACTTTTAAGATAATCAGCTTGTTCTTGTGTTAATTTAACTACCATTTGTTAGTTCTCCTTTATTTCTATATATACAATTATACCAAAATTATTTACTATTATCAAGTATTAGATGATATTTTTTTATTTATTTCTGCTTTTAACTGCAATGCTCTAATCAATGCACGTTTAGAATAATCATTTTCGCAAGCGTTATGTAATTTCTTTGACTGTCTGACTAGAAATTCAGCACGTCCAAGCCATACTTTGAAAAGTTCATCATTATGCCATTCTGCTTTCGTTATCTCTTCTAATGCACGATATAACCAGCCATAAACTTCTACATGTAAATTAATAGCTTTGTTTTCATAATTAATCATTTTCTGTTACCTTTCCTCGCTCTTTAGCTAAGTCTAAAAAAGCCTGTGCCGATTCTTTCGTCGTTTCGATCGGAGTTTCCCTTTTGACTTTTTCCACTAGTTCACTATCAGGTTCTTTTTTTGATTTATTGACACAAGTAAATACTGAATCAACGTAAGAAAAGTTTAAATCATCATCAAACTGGTAACCACGCGCTTTTACTGATAGCTTAGAGAAGTCGTTATGCTTGCCACGTTTAGGACTTAACATTAACATAAACTCCGCCCAAGCTGTAAGAGTAGAACCACCCAAGGCATCGCTAGGCTTTACCATATAGGTTTTATCGTCAATTGAGTTTGCATAAGCTGATTTGTTTGCATGAGCTACCAGTAAAAACGTTACATCTTGAAAAAGTAACTTCAAACGTGTAATTCTTCTAAGCATTGGTTCAAAGTCTTTACTATAAAGTATATCTCCGTTTCGCAACATTGTCATTAGGTTATCCAAGATCACGAACTTTATATCATTATTTTTGATGTACTCATATAATAAGTTCATGTGGTGCGAATCGTCAAGCATAAACTCTCCACCAGTCAAAAAATGTAAGTCTTCTGGTGCAGTATCTTTATTTCTAAGCCTTTTGTTTAACTCTCTGTCCGTGTCCTCATTGTCGATGTATAGTGTCTTGCTTCGCTTTGTATCATAACCAAAAAAAGGTAACCCTTGCGACACCATTAAAGCCATGTGCATTGCTAGAGAGCTTTTAAACGACTTAAACGGTGCTACAAGTATTCCAGCTTGTGAACTAGGCATTAACGTATCAATAAGCCAGTCATCTTTTAAATTTATTAAGTCTTCACGCTCTTTTAAGTGCTTGGCTGTCTGTACTTTATCAAATATGTTAGTCATTTATTTCTCCTTTAGTATATAATAGCAAAAAAGACTTGAAAAGTCAAGCCTTAATTCCATTTCTTTCTTTTATGAATTTGTTTATACTATCTTGATTTAATCGTTTAGATATTTTTCTTAGTTCATCATTAGTTTTAGCCATTTCGCTTTTATAAACAATTTTTTTAGTTTTTTTCTTTTTATTTTTCTTTCTTTCATCTCTAGCTTCTTGTTTGCACTTAGGACACTTTAAATAACTTAAACCACTAGCTTTTCTCATTTCCTGACACTTAGTACATTTAGATTTCATTTTTTGTTTCTCCTTTATTATATTTATATCTTATCACTTATTTTTGTATTTGTCAAACATTAAGTTTTTCCCCCGTCAAGTAATTACTAGAGATTCTTGCTTGAAAGTTAATTTGTTATTTGTCGTAAGCTCTAATTTAGTGTAATTACTCCGCTCATTTAGTTTTACGTGCTGTGAATTGGCATAAACTAATCAGCACAACCTGTCAGTAAATACTGCAATTTCAGTAAGTAAGTTAAACAACGGCTTTCAAATAGTATAAAACTAAGACACCTTAAACTTAAATACTTATCTCTTATAGAGTTACATGGGGTTTATGTAATCAGGTATTCTCGACTTCATAGCTTACTCAGCTCGTTTTGATGTTTATCACATCGCTATACTTTCGTACCTCAACCGCCTATGGGTTATATATTCAATTACATAGATAATAATAACATAGACATTTTCACTTGTCAAGTATTAGATACTTATATTTTAACATATTGCATTTTACACTTTGAGTTATCCTATGTTATGTAAAATATTCTGTTCCCTCTAATTCTCCTAGCTTTTCGCTTAGCTCGTATTGAATTACTGCCATTTGTTTTACTGCTGATTCTAGTATTTCTACTTTTTTAATCAAAAATTCTTTATCTTCCATTAGTTTGTATCTCCTTTTTCTACACTTCTATTATAGCATATTGCATTTTTTAATATTCAAGATATTTACTAAGTTTTTATCCCTATTTTGTTGATAACTACGCGGTTTATAAGCATTTGTTTCGTTTTCTTTACCAATAGGCGCTGATACCTAAAATTTAATTACAATTCCAGTACAAGATAAAAAGATCATCAAACACTCCGGAATTCCTTTAGAAATCTTACAAACAATAAGCTAATTGTGCTTACTGATACCATACTTTACAAACAGGACACTCAATGTACTTACATTCTGCCACTTCTAGTCAAATTTCGGTCAAGCGTGAAACAAAAAGCCACTAAGGTGGCAATTATTTTTTTAATATAATTTATTTATTTTCTCCTAAATCAAAATGTATTGCTGGCTGATTGTTCCATAGTTCTATCGTTTCCTTATCTACTTCTGGCTGATTCATGTATTCTCTGTTCATTCTAGCTCTTGTATTAGCTACTTTAAGTTTAATACGCTTCTTGTATTCCTGCTGTCGTAAGTACATCAAATATTTATCTCTAGCCATAGTTACCTCCTATAAATAGTATAACACAAAATGCCTACCAAGTCAATCATATCTTACATAACAGAGGATAAACCAAACCTGAAAAGTGCATTTGATATAATAAATACAGAAGTTAAGAGAGGAAAGCAAATGACAGAAGAACAGCTGCTATTTAAGCAAGAAACAATGTCAATGGTTGACTTTAACGAGTTCTTACTTAACGCTGTTGAATGTGGTTTGATTGATCTTGATACAGCTTTAATTTTTAAGGGAGAATAAAGAAATGAATAAAGAGCATATTTTAGCACAAAAAGAAGTATTGACTCCGATTGAGTATGAACACTACGTTAAGCACTTGTTTGATATCGGAGAACTAAGCAAAGAACTTTATATTGAATTGAGTTCTGATTTATGAGCAAAGCCTTAGCGATTGACTTTAGCACTTCTAATACTGGTTATGCGTTTCGTAACCCTTTGACAAATGAGTATGTAGTTGGTTCAATAGCTGGTGGTAAAAGCAAAGACCCTTTGGAACGTGCAAAACTAATTGCTGACGGTATAACAGAAGTCATTGAGCATTATAACTTATTTGATTATTTTATTTATATTGAAGAACCTATCATCACGTTCAAGTCTAAGGGTAACATCTCGTTGATTAGAGCTAACGGTTCGTTCTTAGGAGTAATGCGCAACCGTCATAATATTGGGTATGTTGATGTACCAAATTCTAAATGGTGCGGTTATCATCTAATTAAAGGCAAAAGCAAAGCAAGAAAAGTACAAAGCATTGAGATACTCAAGAGCTATAATATAGTACCTGATGATGATATCAATGATGATCAAGCTGACGCCTTTTGTATCTTACTCTATGTAGAAAGTCAGGAGAACAAATGATTGTAATTAACATTGCCTTGATTATTCTTGGCATTTTATATGGTGTAGGTTCGGTCACTAACTTTAAGGAGTGGTACTATCGCCATGACTATCTAGCTATTATGTTAAGTGTATTTACATCTATCTTATTGGTAGTAGCTGGAATATTAAACGTGGTGCGCTGATTGACGGTGCTTAAATGTTATAGAGTTAACAGCCTAAGCAATAGGGTGCAAGGTGACGGGAATGCCTTAGTTAAATGAGTGTCGCCAACTAACAGCCCTTTGCAATTAGAGATATAAGTAAGCTGTGATAATAGCCTTGGCTACTTCAAATGGTTCGAGTCCATTGTATCTCATTCTCCTTTATTTATTATATGTCAGTGAACCTTTAGCGTAGCTGGTATATAATAACACTTGATATAGATAATAGTAAGAGGTAGCGCCTTGAGCTAAGGAATACTGGTGCAGGTCCAGTCCAAGTGATAGTGGTGTATAGTCCATAGAAGAAGTGCTAAGCAATGGCGCAGTACCTTGGTGCAACTATGGTTAGAGTAATAAGGTGTATGGTTCGATTCCCTGCTACTGTCATAAGATAAGGGAGAAGCGAATGATTATATTATTATGTTGTTCATCAGTCCACGTATAGCATTGTTGCTATGGCTGCTATTAAGTTAAAGTGATTGTGAAAAGATTTTTTCCATAGGTACCCGCCCCATTAATCGCTATGTTAAGGGAAATTTTCAG